TATAGTAAATTATGAAATTTTGAAGGCCTACCGGGCTCCGTTGCGCGCCCAACCATGGGATTTGATGATCATCGATGAAGTCCATAAGCTGAAGTCTAAGAAGGCCGATCGCACGCGCGAGACGTGGGGCGGCATTCGCCGAGACAGTACCACCAAGAAAATTGTAGAGCGCGTGACCCCGATTCCTTGCCGTCGCCAAATCTGCTTGACCGGCACGCCAACGCTGAACGGTAAGCCGAAGGAATTGTGGAACCTGATTCAAGTTATGGACCCGGCGGGCCTGGGCTCAGATTGGTACAGGTTCGCCAAGCGCTATTGTGGCCTGCAGGAAATCACCGGATGCGCGATGGTGCACGTAGGCTGGATATGGGACGGCTGCGAGAACGAACAGGAGTTGCAGGAGTACATGCGCGAGAAATTCATGATTCGGCGCCTCAAGGCCGACATCATGCCGCAGCTTAAACCGAAGCGGCGGATGATCGTGCCAGTCCAACCGGGCAAGGCGTTGCGGAAGGTTCTCGATAAGCAGATGAAGGAATACGACGCGTACGCCAAAGGCCGCGAAGAATTACTTCTCGAGACCGATTTCGGCGGATTCAGTACGAAGATGCTGGAAGTCGGGTTAGCGATGGTCGAGCCGTGTATTGAAATCGTGGAGTCGGATTTAGAGGAATATGAAAAAATCGTAATTGCCTGTTATCATAAAGAAGTCGCACAGAAAATTTCTGACGCTTTCGGAAGCAAGTCGCTGTTGATCACTGGGGAGGTTCCAGCGAAAACCCGGCAGGCGATCGTCGACTGGTTTCAAACCGATCCCGGATTCACGATCCTAGTTTGTACGATCGGCGCGGGCGGCGTCGGATTCACCATGACAGCCAGCCGGTTAATGATTTTCCCGGAGCGCTCTTTTGTCCCCGGTGACATAACGCAAATGGAGGATCGGATTCACCGAAGAGGCCAAACTGAACAGACGATGTTTAAACATCTCGTTATGGAGGGTAGTTTATCGGAGAGGCAGGTTCAAATTTTAGTGAGCAAACAGGAAAAGGCAGATAGGATACTAGATGAAAATTCAACATAATTGTGATTTTTGTAAACGAAAGATTCCGCGCAAGCCTTGGATGTTTGGGTCGAAGGCAAGGAATTATTTTTGTTCAGTTCTTTGCAGAAATCGTTGGCTAGGCGCCAGGAAGAAACGGGCTGCCGCGACAAACAAAACTTGTAAATTTTGCAAAAGAAGTTTTGTAATCGCAAGATGGCAGCTTAGGAATAAGGGTAGATTGAGACTGTATTGTTCATACAAATGCCACAAACTCGACCATACTAAAACGGTAAATTGTGCGTTGTGTGGGAAGCTGCTTATTATCCCGAATTCTAAAAGAACTAGAAGCAAGAATCACTTCTGTTCGGCCCAACATCATTATACATTTTGGAAGAATTCAACAAACAGTAGTGGAGTAGATAGACACGGGTATATTTGGGTTCGCATAAACGGGAGTAAAAGAAAGATGCAACATCGCGTCGTGATGGAGAAGAGACTAGGTAGATTATTGCACCCGCATGAGAAAGTTCATCATTTAAATGGGCGCCGCGCAGATAATCGTGACCGCAATTTGGAACTCTGGTCTGTTGCACACCCTGCCGGGCAGCGCGTGTCGGACAAAATCAAATGGGCTAGGGAATTTCTTAAGTTATACGGGTTCAAAATAGGGGAATTATATAGATAACTCCCGCAAGTAAACAAAGGAGATATGATGACAATGAATCAATTTATTCCCGCGAATACGATTGAAATTCGCTGCGACGAATGGTTAGGTCCATTTCGCTGTGAATTAAACTCGGCCCACGAAGGACCCCATCAGTGGGACTCACGCAAAACATGGGCTTTTAGCAAGGAAATTGGCAATGTCTTGGACCATTGGGAACAGTTACCTAACGATTTTCGTTCTGACCCGACTTTTGATGCGTTGGATAAGGCGCTACAAAAGCTGTATAACGCAATAAACAGTAAAGGCTGGGAGCCTAAACCGAGGGAGTCAACTATATAATTCCCAAAATAGTGCTTGACAAGAAGAGTGGAATTTGAGACTATTCGGACAGCAACCTAGGAGGTGACATGGCAACTGATATCAGAGTAGGGAAGTCCAGGGATCACAGCAAGCGCAAGAACCCACGCGCGAACGAGTTGTGGATGGCCGCAAAGAAAGTCGGTCGTCCGAAGCAACATTACGTGGAAATCACCGACCAGCAGAGCGGTGAGATTCGTGGTGGCTGGGACAAAACGGGATCGTCGTACCATATACCCACCACGTATGTCGACCTGGAAAGCCGCCAATGAACCAGGGCTGCGCACGCTGCACCAAAGTCATTGAGGGCGAGAAGGTAACGTACGGTCGCTTCGTGTATTGCAAAGCGTGCCTCGTTATCGTGAAGGCCCGCGACAAGGAGATTAAATAATGCTTGATCACGCACAATTCTTACTCACGAAGCTTGCCGAAGAGTGCGCCGAAGTTGCACAGCGTGCCCTGAAGCAGATCCAATTCGGCGCCGAAGAGTCTCAAGCGACGAATTCGATCAACGCGGGCCGGGTGTTCACGGACGAAATGAAGCTGACCAATGCGCAACGGCTGCGCGGCGAAATCAACGACCTGGTCGCGACAATCGACCTCCTAACGCTGTTCCAGGAGATCCCGGTCGTGAGCGATGCAGAACTGTTGGAGATTAAGAAAGCGAAGTGGGAAAAGATTACAAGATACCAAGAATACTCCCGGAAACTCGGAAAGGTGGAATAATGACTGGAGAACTAAGATTCGAAAACTCGTGCGCGCGTAAACTCACGTATACCGCGGACGGTAAGAAGATCACGACGTACCGGCACCGGATAGCCAGCGACGATGAAGTATGCGTCCGATGCTTCCGTACGTGGAATCAGATTGAGCGGTCCGGAAACAAATTTGAAGTGATCGAAGTCGAGGAGCTATAGTGGCTACTCCGAAATCAAAATTCAACGAACGAGACCAACGCAATATCTGGCTTTGGGTCGCGGGCGATGGCTCCGTCGAAGACTTAGCGGAAACCTTTGGTGTGAGTGTCCAAGTTATCAAAGCTGAAGTGATGCGACAAATTCGCGTAATCTGGAAGAAAAAGCTTGACAAGAGTTCGAAATTAACATAGACTCGGTACATGGAGGGAACATGAATATCAAACAGAAAGAGTTTATCATCAAGACGCTGATCCCATACGTACTTCGAGATCAGGGACGCGGATTCGCAATGGGTATATGGAAGTGGGAGTCTCAGCCTCAGCATGGCATGCAAAACTTTACGATTTTATTCGATAAAGTAATGCGAGATACTCGGAATTGCGGTTCCGTGTGTTGCATCGGTGGGAGTACGGAAAAATTACTCGGGTTAGGCCCGTATGTAAAAGACGAAGTGCTCGCCAAACATTTAGGTTTAACTCTTAATCAGGCGCGCCGATTGTTTTTTGGGTTCGATCCAAAAGAAGACTCAAAACTGTGGCCGAAGCGCTATATTAATGCGTACCATAAAGCGAATACGACACTCACTAAGGCCAAAGTCGCGTGTAGCCTGTTGCGCAAAGTAGTGGCGACAAATGGCAAGGTTCTCAACGAAGGATGGCGCCCGTGAGAATCTACCAGTTCAAGAAAGCGAAAGACGCAAAGGCCGGAATCGTTCTTTACGCTGAGACCGAATCTCGGTCGAATCCGCTAAGCCGCCACCTGGTTACCGCCAGCCGCCGGGGCACCGGGCTCACATTCCGATGCGATTGTACGCATAGAATGTTTCATCCGCGTGCGAAGTGCGATCACATTAAGGCAGTATTGCGGCGCGCGGAGAAAGAGGGGCTATGACGGACAACATAGGCGACAGAATGAAGGAGCGGTACGAAGACCGTACGCGGTACATGCTGCCTCGGCGCACGTACACCATCGTCCGGCTGGACGGCGTAGGCTTCCATAGTTGGACAAAGGACTTGGACCGGCCGTACGACGCGCAATTCGCGGACGTGCTCGACCTGTCCGCGGGTTGGCTGATCCGGAACATCCAAGGTGCCATCTTCGGATACACCCAGTTCGACGAAGTGTCGATCCTGCTTACCGACTTTGCCAAGCCGAACACGGACGCGTGGCACGACGGCAACTTACAGAAAATCTCAAGCATTACCGCGTCGATGCTGACCATGGCATTCAACCGCTTGGCTTCAGCGATCACGCACGCACATCCGTCCGGCGCCCTGTTCGACGCGCGGGCGTTCACTATCGCGGATTACGTCGAGGTGGAGAATTATTTTATTTGGCGCCAGAAGGACGCGATTAAAAATTCCATCCAAAGTACTGCGCGGGTCCACTACAGTTCTAAACAGCTTCTCAAGAAGAGTATCGACGCTCAGTTGAAGATGATTAAGGATGCTGGAGACAATTGGGACGCGTATCCAGAGCGGTTCAAGCGCGGCGGCATGATCCTGAAAGAGAACGTGTACGCGGCGCCGCTACTCACAAGTGACGACGGCCGAGACATTACGCGGCTCCTGATTCCCCAAATCTGGCCCGAAGACAAGGAGGAACATGGTCAAACCACGGAAGCGAGTACGCCGAGTAACAGTTAAGGATGTGCAACGGCGGTACGCACAGATCAATCGGATGTGCTTCTCGGACTCGCTACCGAAGAACGTAACCTTCGGAGTGGATCGAATGGGTTACGGCCAGTCCGGAGAGTGTGCACGCATGGCTGATCAGGCGCACGCGTTGTTGTACTACAAGATCACGTTTAGCAAGGCGGTGTGGGCCTGCGGCAGGCGGATCGTGTTCATCGTTCTGCAGCATGAAATGTTGCACCTTGCGGCAGGGCTGCACGTGCACCATGACGAGACCTTCGAAGCGAACAAACGTCGGTTGATTCGAATTGGGGGGTACGACAATTTATTATAATTTAAAGGAGGAACAATGACAAAGAAAAAGAAGAAACACAAACAATTCGGAGAAGTTGGACCGAGGCGGTTTGCGTTAATTATTTACGATCCGAACAGCGATGGTTTGTGCAGTAGATTCCGCACAATGGGAAATTTTGGGTCGGTAGTTGAAGCTAAGGAACACCTAGAGTCTCACTCGATCGGATACGCTGCCGCGGTCATTTACGACCGACGTGAACAATTTGGAGTATTGGGTGTCGCACAAGCTAAGGAACAGACATTCAAAGAATACAACTGGTCTTTATGAGAATTTTTAAGCTGGTCGCGCTTGTAACCGTCCTCGCGGTCGCCGGTCTGTATGCGCGGCCCGGACGCGAGAATCTGCAGCCGTGGTACGATTGGTACAATGTGCGGTACTTCGGCGGCACACTGCCGAAGAGTACAGTCACACAATGGGCCGATCTTTCGTTGCAGGATGCGATGGGGCAAACGAGGGTGGAGGGCGGGCGCTACGTAATTCAAATTGACGCGGTGACGAATCGCGCGTCAGTCACGACGCACGAGAGCCTGATTCACGAAATGTGCCACGTGTGGGTTGCAGAGAACATAGAGCAGCCGTTGCCCGACGGAGACCACGGCGTAGCTTTTCAGGATTGCATGATGGACAAAGCTAAACAAGGAGCATTCCATGACCTCTGGTAAAAACGAACTTATATTCAGAGAAGTATCCCGCGCCTTCGTACCCCGCGCCTTCGTACCCCGCGGGCCATTCGAAATTACTCAAGGCATCATTCTTAAAGGATGGATACGGTACTTTCAAGCTGCGAAAGAGTACGTGTTCTATCCTTCATTCGACGACGAAACTAATTTATTGTCGGAGGATCAGATCGATACTATAAGTCAGAAACTCTTCGAATTGAACAAGGAGATAAAATAATGGCTGACGCATACAAAGTCGAACAAGAGCATCCTGGTTGCAGCAAGTGCGGCGAAGGCAAGACGTGGGTCGTAATCGGCCCCGATGGCTTCGCGGGCGGGACGAGTTACGGGCGAGAGGAAGATGCCGAGGAACATGCGGACGACATGAGCCGCGCGTTCGAGGCGGGCATAGAGGCGCAGTCGTGAAGTTTGACGTCCTGTTCCACACCGAAGCGTGCACTGGCGAGCCATGGACCGAAAGCTTCGACGAACCGTATGTCAGTGACATGTTTGAAGCAAACGAATACATGATAAAATGCCTTGACTATTTTAACAGTCGCGCGCATAATAAGTTCCGTAGACGAATCCTAACAATCAGTACGGAGGCATACGATGCGACTTTGGCTAGATGACATCCGAGACCCGGCGCATCTCGGACGACCCGATTGGGTATGGGCCAAGACTGCGAAGGAGGCGGTCGACCTGTTCCGCACCGGCGACGTCAGCATAGCTTCGCTAGACCACGATTTGTCCGAAGGCCAGATGGTCCTAGGCGGCTACCTAGGCAAGATTTACGAAGACGGACAAATGTCCGGCTACGATGTCGTCCTGTTCCTGGAGCAACACCCGCAATACTGGCCCGAGCTAGGCGTGCGTGTGCATTCCGCGAATCCTGCGGGCAAGGCGCGCATGGAACAAGTCATTATCAAGTGGTACGGGAGGAAATTCGTATGATCCGATTCAAGACGATCACGGGCAGCGTGTACGAAATCGACACCGAGCATATGCGGTGGGCGCGGGTAACCGAGACTGAGAATTCCGGCTACGTGCGCGGCGAGACCGGGCTGCTAGTAGATATTCCGGAAGTCAACTTAGGCTGTTCGGTAATCATGATCTGTCCGCCGGTCGATGACAGATACGTGGGTCGGCTGATTATAACCAGCGCAGTCATGGAGGTAGAGAAACTATGACCAGCACGCGCAGCGTCGAGATAGCGTACTTTCAAGGTTCGCCGATCTCAATTTTAGAACGCGGCGCGACCCTCACCCGCATCATAGACGGGCGTGGACATGAGTTTTCGGTACGGAACGAGCAGATCAAGATAAAGAAGGTTCGGACAAGTTTACCCGCGTAAACTGGTGATGCTTCATCGAGGGCGTGGGATAAAAGGGCACGACGTTAGGTACGTGAGGTGTCGACCAGGTAATGCTGCCCGCACCGCGGACGCTAATCAACGTAAAGGCCCGCGTCGATACGGCCCGTCAGACGTTAAAACGGGATTGGGCGGCCCATATGAGCCGCCCTTAAATTTCTAGGAGGAGCCATGTGCGAGAAATGCGGGCACGTACATAGTCATCCGGCACAGGGGAATTTATGTTGGTGTGGGTGCGGTACACAACCAAAGGAGGCGAAATGACTAACATCTACATTTGCCAGGAATGCGGGGAAGAAATTACTAGCGCGGACAACGGTCCAGACCTCATAGCGTTGCACACGATGGGTAAAATTTGGTGCTTCTGTTCGCTCGACCATCAGCGCGGCTGGCTGGAGCGGCGCGACCGATTCTATAACAAACCGAAATCAAAAGACCCGAAGGTACGCTGGAAAGGGCTAGGGTGGTAGCATGACGCTCTCTAAACAGCAAATCGAGCACGAGAAGCTTCGGTTCCAGAAATGGTTCTGGATGTGGGAGCGAGACCTGTTGCAGATGGCACGAGAGTACCCGGCGTGGCGCGACAAGGCACACAGCCTGGGGTTTCAGGACGCGAAGATCGACGCGGAATGGACGCACGCTGACGAAGGCGCGCAGCTTAAGTACATGCAGAATCCTTGGTTCAAAGGAGATTAACATGGATGCTTTGACCGTAAAAGCGAGAGCAGCCGTAGACAAAATAATCGCAGACCTCTCTGACCGCCGTGGATTGCGGCAGGAGTGGGATCAGATCGACGAGCAGGTCCGCGACGAAATCAAGACCGCGTGGCGTGACATTTTTATAACGTTTTTCAAGGAGAACAAAAAGCTGACACCGTCCCAGTGGGATCAAGGGGTGCGATTCACCGGCAAGCACGGAAAGCTGACACGAATCACCAAACCGGTTTGCAATGGAAAGGAAGGTTGCGTTCTAGAGCGCGGGCACCTTGGTAAGTGCGATACGTTGGCAGATGTCTAAGAAACTACTAATCGCGCTCTACCTGCTCAAGACTCTGCTTAGCTGGGGATTTGTGTTCGTGGGAGTCGTCCGATGAGTCGGGCGCACCACGAGACCATCCGCCGGATACGCGCGGCGGTGCAAGATTTGCGGCAGGCCGGTCTGCACCAGACTGCGCAGCTTCTTGAGCAAAGCGTGGAGCGCGTGGCGGTAGATTGCAACGAACAGGAGGAAAATATGCCAGATGATTTCGGTTCGCGGATCAGGCGCCCGTACCGCGCGGTTCAACCGGGGACGTGGATAATTATGGTGATTGTGGCGCTGGGGATTTTGTACTGGTTATGCTTCTAATTGAAGGAGGAGTAATGAATCTATAGGAGGAACAATGAATATCAAATGTCTTGTACCAGGGTTCGATGTACTTCACATCTTTTCAAAACACGAGAACGTACAAAAATCAGTTACGGCGGCACGCAATACGGAGACTGCGCATCTCAATTATGCGGTGCGTGGTGAAGGACTGTTGATGAGTCCGTCTGTTCAAACTGCATGGGCTCATATGGCGTACGTCAATCTCTAGGAGGCGTCATGGACCAAAGGAAACGGAGGAAATTGATTGAGTTGGAAAAGAGGCTTACGGAGTGTTGCGAAGAATGTGCGAAGTTGTACGAAGAATACAACAAAGAATACAAGAGCGGCGACTTCTATGCATCCGGGTTCGTACCGGCTACAGCTGCCGCCGTATGGCTCGAACTAATTAAACAGAAACAAGAACTGCGCCCGAATCCGAACATCGGAATAAATTAGCTTGACACCTTAAGGAGACGCAATGAGCGTATACGTGGATGACATGAACGCGCCGTTTGGACGCATGCTGATGTGCCACATGGTTGCGGACACGCACGAAGAACTTATTTCAATGGCGCAGAAAATAGGCGTGGACACAAAATGGATTCAGAACGCAGGAAACTACCGCGAGCATTTTGATATCTGCCTGTCCATGAAAAAGAAAGCGATCGCAGCCGGAGCAATTGAGGTGGAGTTTGGAATTGTGATCGGGGAGATGTTAGAACAGAGGATGCGCGGAGAGGCGATGAAACCTAGAAGGGTAAAATAAAACTTGACGCTCCTGTGAATCAATGCTATCTTCGTTTACAGGAGACACAATGAACATCCAAACACAGTCGGTCGCCTTCATAAACGCGCTGGAGTCTCGGCGCCGAAAGCCGCCCAAGCCGGGCACTCTGCAAAGATACCAGAGCTACCTCCGGACGTGGATCGTTCCCCTCTGCGGCGCCGAAGACTTGGCGAACTTCGATAACGGTGCGATGAAGAAGTTTGTGTCTTCGATCGCCGGGGAACTTAAACCGGCGTCAGTGATGGGTATCGTGAACTGTTTAAAGGGGGTTATCGCCTCCGCGACGGACAAAAACGGCAACGAGTTGTACCCTCGGACGTGGAATGCGGACTTTATCGACCTTCCGGAAGTGATTCCGTCCGAACAGGCGGCGCCTACAATAACCCAGGAAGCCCTCCAGGAGGCGATTTCCCGCTCTCAAGGGCAGTTTAAACCTCTGTACATCACCTTGGCCGGGACGGGGCTTAGAATCAGCGAATGCCTCGCGCTACGGGCGGGCCTGGACGATAGCAAAGGGTCGTTCTGGCTCCCGGAACAGGGTAAGCTGGTTATCCGGGATCAGGTGCAGGACGGGCTCAGCGTGGCCCCGAAGACGACCGCAGGCACCCGCGAGGTGGATATCATCCCAGAGATCAGCGATACGCTGCGCGCGATTAGTTCCCCGGCAGGGAACATTTTCAACATGAAACGTGATAACACCTATCGGACGCTGAAAGCGGACGGCGTGCCAGGACACCACAGCCTTCGCCGGTTCCGCACGACGCGGCTGCGCGAAGTGGGAACACCCGAAGACATCTTGAAATTTTGGATCGGGCATTCAGCGAATCGAGATATAACCGATCGGTACAGCAAGCTTGCGCAGAACACGGTCCTGCGTAAGGAGTGGGCACAGAAGGCCGGGCTTGGTTTTTCAATAAAGTAGTCAAAGCAAAAAGTCTTTTACTTTCTCGTAGAAGGACGGTTCGCCGAATATGTAGCGCTTCCAGTGTTTAATACCGTACTCATTTTGACGACGGATAGCATGGAGGCCACGTTCGATCGCTTGAGAGTCTTGCAGAAGACGTACACCGGTACGGGCAATGTCCAGAGCGTCATCCGAATCTGCTTTCCAGTCTTCGGGTGCCCAAGCAATAGCTCGCGATACGACGCTGGGGACGCCAACAAGAATTCCGTCCGCGGTAATCATGTTGAAAGATTCGGTGTAGCTGGGTTGCAACAGTAAGTCCATGGTCTTGAGAGTCTCAATAAACTCTTCCCAAGGTTGCCAGTGATGCTTATGCAATCTGAAGTTCGGGATACCGAGGCACATTTGACGTATAGCTCGGGCCACATCTCCACCATCGCCCTCGCCGCCCGTGCTCATGTGAAAATCTACAGGCACGCCAAGCATCTTCTGGATAGCGATCGCCGATGCTGCAGCAGTCATAAAATTTTTCTGAGGGCGCACTGCGCCGAAGGCGCCAATCTGAATGGCGTGATGTGGCTGGCGTTCATGAGCGGGGAGATCATACATTGGGTACAAGTTGGGAAGCAAAACGACATCTTGCCCGTACGCCAGTTTCATCCATTCCGTAAACCGGTGATTGTTTCCGCCGACCCGGATGTTGGGGTACTGCGCCTGCAAATCTAGGACGTCACGAAACAATTTTAGCGACCAGGGGTCTGCTTGGAGAAATCCCACGTTAGAGTGGGACTCTATGACAAATTGAATTCCGGTGTAGCGACTAATCAGGTTCTCCATGTCGTAGCGACTGAGCCATGGTGCAGAGATGATTACGTGGGTTAGCGGGTTCGCGTGTTCGCTATAATATTCCTCAATACAGTGCACTAAATCTACGTTGTTACGAACTGGAAAGACGGTGGTCTGGATTCCGTGTTGAGTCAGGACTCGGGCGTTGGTGATCGCGGCGACATTTAGACCGACATGCGACATGCCTGTCCAGCACGCGAAGTTCTTGAAGGCGATGGCTACTCTGACGTGTTCTCTCATTGTCTCCGGTTCTCTTCCGAATTAGGATTTAGCAATCTGTTTCCATACGACGTGGCGTCCGCCCACGCGTTGTCGCCGGTGAACGTTTCCATAATCTCTCCGTTCTTGTGCACGATCCAGCCGCCGTATGCAAACGCGGACGGCATTACCTTCACGATCATGTTTTTCCCGAACGATGTGGTCAGCAGTTTCTGGGGCTCGACAGGGTGCTCCAGGAGCCATGCTTCGAGCCTGGCCTCAATATCCTGTTTGAAATCCGCGAACGCCTTGTGGCGCCCGTCGTAATCCACCTTCAGTAAACTTGACATCTGGCCCTCCTCAGTCAAGGATTGTGCCGGACCCGCGGGACGGTTATCCGGCACTCGATCAAATTACCAGGTTAGCTCTTGCGGCGTTTGCGAGGCACAGCCTTGCGGTTTGGTCCGCTATCAGATCCGAATATCTCATCCCAACGTTTCTGGCTAACATTTGCTCCCGCGTTCGGGAACTGCGCTTTGATCGCGCCGCTTGCCAGCTTGTCGCCTGATCCTTTTGCCATTGGTCCTCCTTTCTTGTGCGGACAGATGTTGTTATTTCTAGCCCGCCCACAATTGCAATTATAGCATAAAACTTGAAACATATCGTCTGGAAAATTGTTCTTAATAATCCATTTGTAAAGATACCGCGAGCCTCTACCACGAAACTTCGGGTTGGCTCTAAATTTAGCCCCGTCATTGTGAATGTGGTCTAAAGTCAAAAACAGAGGTTCAGTAATCCCACAACATACACAAACATAGCCTCCGTAAGCAGCATAACAAGCGTCCTTCTTACGATGATAATTCTCTCGTCGTTTGTTGCGAACCTTATCTAAATTCTTTCGATGCCATCGGGCTTGTATAATCTTTCTTTTCCGCATGACTTCTAGGTTCTTTCGCCGGTGAGTGGCGTAATGTCGAACGCACAAACCTCTAGAGTGCGACGTCACTTTACAGCCCTTCACCATACATAATGGTGAACTTCCTGGATAACCCTTCGGCATAACCGTCCTTTCACAATGTGGTGGAGGCAAAGGGATTCGAACCCTTGTATAGTAAACTTCGCGACTCAGAGACTACATGCGTTTCTCGTTCGTTAGATTCGGGCGCCGCCCTCAGAACGAGCAAGGCGCGCGGCGACCTAGTCCGATGATTTAATCAACATGCTGCGGACCGAAGCATTGTTGACTAGCTCTACTGTCGACGCCCGACCCTGTCACATAGAGCAGATGACAGGCGGACGCTCACAGCCTATCTCTAGGCGGCGAGTGCTAACGGTGTTGCGCCAGTTAAATTGGCCCAATCGATAACGGGCGAATTGGAGCCCGGCATGACTTTGAGAAGCTCCGGTCTACTAGCGACTCCGGAATGCCCCCTGTAAGAAAGTACCAAATTCAAAATCCGATGTCAAGACTTTGTTTTATAGATCGGACCGCATGCGCCTGGAACTCAATCACGTACACAATCTCCTGATTACCCAGAGCGCGAATATCTTCTGCGGCTGCGTATATCCGGTTCTCAAGTTCTCCATTCTCGTCAAACACATCGATTACAACCGATGCTTCGGGCACGCCGCGCCAATAACCCTCTTGCTTAATCATGGAAAACGACTGTATGCCACGGTCGCGTAAAATGGGCGCCACGTCCATCGGGAAAATATTTGCCGCATAGATTCTATAAAGCATAGACCTCCTTATTCGTAAAGAGCCTTTCTTCCGGCTGCATCAGAGTCTAGCTTAGGAGCGGGCTTCTTGTCAACTACTTTCGGCGCCTTCGCAACGACGTTCGGCGTTCCCTTCATGCGCTCGCGCGCCGCCTCTACGTGCTCGTGCAGCTTCGCCGGGGTCCATTCATCCAACCGCACCCCGACAGACGTGCCGGACTTCGGGTCTTGGAACATTGCCACGCCCGGATGTAAAACCTTACCGGTGTCGTCCAGGATAGGTTTCTGGATGCCGCGATATTCCACGCCGTTATACTTCGCAGATTGTGAATATTCTTCCGGGTCGGTGGCCGCGCCGGGTTTAACCTCTTCGGTCACTCCGGAGACACCGCCGTTCGCGTCCAACCACTTCATCGCGTCTTCCGGGCTCATGCTGGGCTGATTCCTGTAAGATGACGGCTTCGTGAACTCCATGCCGATGCTTTGCGCGCGAGGCGCGTGCTGAATCGCATCCGCGATGCGCTTGCGAGTATTCGGGTCGCTGTAGTCGTGCGCTTCGAAATGGAGATTCTCTCCGTTCGTGCCCAATGTCGCGACACGGACATGCCCGTTTTTAATCGCAGCCTGCGTGTCGTTGTCCGGGGCATTCTGTTTGTGGTTTGTGCCGTTCGGATTCTCTACGAAGCCTTGGTCCGTGATCCACCCGTCTTTGATCACATCGGGGTGCGGCGTAGGCGGAACGATGGTCTTTCCGCCGATCGCTTCTACCTCTTCGGGGTCCAAACCGGCAACCGGCTTGTACGATTTAGAAATTTCGCCGCCTAGAGGCGACACGTACTTCTGGTACAGGTACCGTGCGCCAGGCTCCAAGGACTCCGGAGACTTTCCACGACCGATCTGGCCGCGCACCGCGTTGATCTGTTGCTCAAGGCCGGGCTCGTTGGGCTCTTTCCGCGCTTCGCTGACCACGCCGAAGTCTTCCGGGTGATCGAGGATTTCCTGCCGCTGCCGAGTCAGAGACACGTGATCTTCGGGGGTCAGGCCGGGGCGGGCAATTTGGGCATCTACGTTCTTTATGGCGCGACTCTGCGCATCCGAGTATGTGACTTGACGTCGGGGGCCGAGGCGTCGTTCGCCTTCCACCGGCAACTCGTCGCCGCCTACACGGCGGTCTGGGCCGCGCTCAACGCCGCCTTCCGATTCCATGCCGCCCTTGCCGGGCAGCGTGGACATCAGCATGCCGCCCTGCTGTTCGCCGGTCGGCACACCCGCGAGACCCATCGCGCTGTTGACTACTTTCCGTACGGGGGCTTCCGCCAGTGCGCGCGTGCTCGCAGCCTGGTCGTGCATCGCGAGCCCGGTGATCGCGTTCGACATGAAGTCGTGCGCTTTGCGAATTCGGTAATCAACCGGGTGTTTGGACTTGAACGCGTCTGGGTCCGTCTTGTACAACTCGTTGTCTGCCGCGGCGTCGGCTTCGCTCTTCTGGAGTGCGTCGCCCGCAGAAATTTTCTTTCCGCCTAGATCGGAGAAGTCGAATGCAGATTCAGTCTTGGGCTGCGGAAGATCCGCCTTAGCTTGCGCCTGCGTGCTGGTCGCGGCGCGATCGCCGAGTAGCCGACTGCTTTCCGGCGCGCCGTCTCTAGGCTCTTTCCAATCGTCATACGTCTCGACGGACGGCTTATATTTTCCGCCGTTCTTGTACGTTTGGAACGCGCCCTGTTTCAAGTGAAGCATCTGCGCGTAACTGTCCGCATCGTCCGGGCTCTTAAACATGCCGAGATGCTTTCCGGTTTTGTTATATTCGTCCTGCGCTTCTTTCGCGGTCATCATGTGGCCGTCGGGGCTCACTTGAGGGACCAGGATTTCGCGTCCGTCTTGGTTGAAGCTGGACGAATACAAGGAACTGGCCGAACCGTCCGAGTGGTGAACGATCGGGCGCGCAGTCAAATCGATGTTCCCCGGAGAAACCATTCCGTCAACTTGCGTGGGGCCGGTGGGCGTCCACGATTGGAAACTTCTGGTATCTTCCGGAGTAGGCGTAAACTCCGCGGACTGTTGATAGTCCTTATCGTCAGCCATTATTTACCGCCCATGATCTTGAGACCTGGATCGCGCTGTTGCGCCGCAGCGATCGCCTGCTCGGGGATGTCGTGGATTCCGCCGCGACTATCCTGCACGCGCACGAATCCTGCCTCGACTGGAGGCGGGGCTTCGGGCTGCTCTTCGTTCTTAGCTTCCGGAGCGGATGGCTTCGCCGCAGTCTTATCTTTCTTCGCAGCCGGTTTCGCTGCGGGAGACTTCGCTGCAGGCTCCGGCTTCGGAGGCGTGGTGATGATCTTCGAGAGCATAGGATTTTCGCGCGCCATGTTCAACGTCTCCGCAACTTGCGGATATTTCTTCGCGAGCGCCACAAGCTTCGTGGCCTTGGACAGGCCCGCTAGGTCTTCGTCGCCGCCGTGCGCTGCCGCAAACTCCGGCAAGTTCTGAACGCCCTTGGCCGCTTGTTCGTCCGTGCCCGGCGAGACTTGATTCTGCGTGAGGTTTGTTCCCTCCGCGCCAGTTTCCTTACGTAGCATATCGGTTGCCGCGCGCAACGTGTTCGCGATGTGGATCAGGATAGGATGCTGCTTGACGTCTTGTTCGGGATACTGAGTGATTTCGCCTACGACGCTATCGAGCGCCTTAGCCACGTCCCCGATCGGATCGGCATTCTTAGGCATAACATTCGTGGATGACATTTATTCTCCCGTCGCCGCTGCGTGCAGAATGTACCTGTCGATACCCGTGCCGATGGCTGCCGCTCCGATACTACCATATTTAAGGATCGCCTTAACAGCTTGCCTTTTAGCTTGTTTCTGTAGCACCGATCGCACCTCTTCGGGGTTAGAGAATCGGGCCGCACGCTCAGCCGGGGACAGTTTATCGAATGTATTTCTCGCGTTTACCCAATCGGTGTTCGTGCCGTAATAAGTCCCAGCCTTTACATCAAGGATGTCTCGCAACGCGGGCTTCTCTGTGACGGGTACATTAAACTGGTCCAGCGCCTTGTCGACTGCCACGTCTACCGGAGTCTTAGGAACATTCGCCCCGGTGATGGTCGGCTTTATGTCGCTCTCTGACAGCCCGGCGAGGTCACGATTCTTCGCAATAATCTCATTATGCGCCTTGTTCTCCAGCTGCGCCTTGCCCTTGAGCAATTCGGACCGCTGTTGTGCGTTCGCTTCCACTGGGTCGCGGCTAACCGTGCGGCCAAGCTTCGCGTCGAGGTGCGATTGCAATTCGAGGTTCGGCTGAAAGATTTTATCCAGTTCCGCGGCGCCGGGGACTTCGATGTGAATCTTATCGCCCAGAGCCTTGTAGATTTTCACCTTCGCCACATTCTGCACTTCTCCCGGAGTCTGCGGATTGCGCGGTATGTCGTTCCAATCGATCTGACTCCCGAGCTTCCGACGATACGCAAGCACTTCGTTCGGATCGAACGAGATCATCGCGTCGTTCGCGTTCTTCAATTCGTCATCCACATCCAAACTCAGTTTCGCGCGATCGCTCGCGGGGATGTTGTTCTTAAGCTCGCTCATCACATCGACCAGGGTGCCGTCATCCTTAACTGTGGAGCGGAACGGAGGCGAGTTCTGGATCAGGTCATTCATCTTGATGCCAGTTTCCTTGATCGTCTGCTGTACGGGCTCTACGGCCTTCATAAGCGTGTTCTTCGGGCTGCTACCAGCCTCAATCTCCGCGCCCGGCGTGCCGCCGATGTGCTTCTTAAGCGTCTCTACCGCGTCCGCACTCAGGTCTTTCCCGCCAGGAAGCTTGTTGATCGTCGCGTTGTCCAGCGGACTCCCGACCTGTACCGGGGCGCCGTGCTGTGGCACCGGCGAGGGCTCGCGGTACACAAACTGAGCCGGGTCCACGGGCCGAACGGTCGCGGCCTTCGCAGCCGCTTGCTGTGCCGCCGTTGCGGTGCGCGCGTTCCGCGCCGACCTGATCGCGTCCAAGCCTTGTGTCAATCTTTCTTCTGCCGCGCCGCCTAGCTCTGCCGCCGCAGGGGCCGCAGCCATTAATTGTGTGACCGGATTATTGACCGCTCCGGATGACGTGCCCAAAGGTTTACCAGCGGATTGTCCGCCGGTGAGCAACTCTTTCGCAGAACGAGTCAGGTCGCCGATACGAGATAAGATCGGGTGATCCGCGCGACCTTCCTGGCTGTAATTCTCAATTCCGCTCGTTACGGCATTAAGCGCGTGGCTCACGGTTCCCGCCGGATCGATGATCGGACCCAGCGCTACCTTTTCCACGGTGCTGAGTGTGGAAGGTTTTTGGGGCGCAGACATCGTTCCCGGATTAGCTAGCGGCGTAGCCGGTGCAGCCATTGTTGCCCCACCGAATTCAGCAAGGGGATCGGACGCCGCGACTGGCGCCGGAGAAGACGTAGTTGTGCCACCTCCGAATTCTGCAAGAGGATCTGGTTGTTCGTTTGCCATTCTATCCTCCTTAAGGTTGCACAGGCATCAAGCCTGGAATTTTCTTTTGCGCGTCCGCCAATTTACCCGGAGCCACATGCCCTGTCTGCATCACGCCGTTCGCATCTTTCCACTGAACTGGAATATTACCCTGCGGAATGCTTGGATTCGGTTTAGGAGTCGTCTTCGGCTCCAAATCCTCCGACGCAAGATGACCTTCATCATTTCCGAATAAGTCTCCCGCGACGTTCAAACGTCCAAGAACCTTTCGAGTCTCCGGATTAACGTTGAGATGATTTGCTGCGTCTACTGAATCCTGGTTCAATATTCCCGGAATATTACGACCGGCGCTACGCTTGTACTGATCGTTGATCTGATTCAATCGAACGGCCCCGACGTCTGCCAAGACTTTCAATGCACCGGAAATCTGCGCAGCTGTGGCGTTCGCGCTGATCGCGTCGTCAAGAGTTTTTTGTTCTTGTTCAGATGGCTTGTACCCACCTGATTGCAACAATGAGTATTCATCTTTGACCGTACCGAGGGCGATCTTCAACTTACCGGCCTCCGCACCCCACCCCTGCTTCTCAATCTGGTTCAATGCGGTATTTAAAAAGCGCGGATTATTTATACGACCGGAGGCACCTGTGATCGCATCTTGCGCAACTTTTGCGTGCTGTAGAACGTTGTTGTACTGCGCGATCTGCTTGGACAGCGGGCCGCTGCCCGTGATGTCCTTGTACATCTTCTGGGTGTTCGCGTACGCAGCCATACTCCAATGCGGGTAAACCTGCTTGATGGCATTCTCTGCGTCTTGCGGCGTGAGACCTTTCTGGCCCTTCGCCATACGTGTGAACACGTCTCGGAAATTGACATCTCCGGCGCTCGTGCCGAGCGACACGATCGCGCCCTGTTCTTCCGGACTATACTGGCCGAGGAACTTCTGCCGGTCCGGGGACAGCTGTGCGATGCTCGCTTTCATATCGTCTGTCATGAGGGTGCGAACATCCTCCGCTTTATCCGCAGCTTTCTTCGCAGCCTCTTCTTGCATTTTGAATTTCGCTTCCTGCGCCTGAGACTCGAGTTTATCGAATCCTGGATACGCTTCGGGAACAAGCTTTGCGACGTCTGGGAATTGTTTCAACGACGCCGGATCGCTTAGGATCAGGTTGCGCGCCTTGACTGGATCAGGCAAACCATCCTTATCCCTCGACCGAGGATCAGCTAACGCCTTCGACCATACCGGCGGAAAATCGACCTTCTCTAATTTATAGGCGTCGTCCGCATCGGATAGTTTGTTGGCGATCAACGTCTTGTTTCGCGCGTCTGTCTGAGCCTTAACATCGTCGGCTTTCTGGTGCAAAGAATTCCAGGAACTGAAATCGAATTCCTGGCCCGGCTTGATAGGCTGATCGGTCGCTTTATTGGCGTTTAAGTACTTGATCTCGTCCTCGTTCGGCGAGACCTTACCGTGAGCGTTCGTGAGCGTGTAGGTTACAGCGTATTGTGGCTCGCCTTTCTCATCCGTACCGACAACTTTCTTACCCGTCGGGAAAGCAGTGTAATCTTCTAGATTCCATTTCTTGCTTACGATCCCCTTTTGAACATCGGCCCACGTGACATCGCGCGCAGCAATAGGCGTCGGATGACCGGAGTCCGGGTCTTCTAGCATCTTCACGGTTTTAACGCCGTCCGCGATTCTTGGGTCGACGACCCCAGTTTGGTAATTTAAATTCTCCGTATGCATCATGCGCATATTAGCTTCGGTATTATCCAGCTGCGCCTTCTGGTGCAGGTCGTCGGCGCGTTGTTTTTCAATTTGATCTTGCTGATTTTCATGCTGGGCCTTTTGAGCCTGTTCTTGGGCTTTCTGAGCCTGCTCTTTCTCCGCAGCCATACGATCATTATGATTTGAGATAGCCCCGGTAACTCCACTTAAAATTCCGGCACCAGCGGGGGCTTTTCCTTGCGGAGCGTCACCTAGGCCGGACAACACGCCTTGCGCCGCGCCGAGCAACGACTTCGCCCAACCGCCAGGCTGAGGCTTGCCGTTCGCCTGCAGCGGGATCGCATTCTCCGGTTTATCAAGGGCTCTGCCTAACTTTTGTGCGAAATACGACCTTGGATTAGCCGCATTGACAGGCTCTTGAGCCGAGTCCATGACGCCGCCCAACGCTCCCTGTCCCGCATCGGGGATCGCCACATTTGGCGGACCTCCGACAGCAGCGTCATCATCCGCGGGCGTTGCGCCCGGAGCCGGTGCGGCGCCTTGCCGCGCAGCCAGTGAGTTCGCGCCAGGGGCAGAACTTTGATTTGCCTCAACCATCTGCTGCTGGTTCGCCTGTTGTTCAGGGGTTAAAACGAGTGCCATTTTATTGCTCCCTAATCTCAAATATTCAGATCGCTACTACTTAACCGCCAAAATTGTTCATCAAGCCGCCAGGGGCCATTTCGCCGCTGAGCGTCTGGGCATTCAGTTGTCCAGGAAGACCTGCGGGCGCCGAACCCTTACCAAACATTCCGGATAATGCTTTAAAACCAGCCCCGCCTGGAATAAACGACGTCGCTATACCAGTTATGCCGCCTGCGATGGCTTGATCCGCCTGCGACTGTTGCTGTTGGATGGTGCTCGCGTCGCCGAATGCTTGACCGCTTGCGGTGTTCGAGAGACTACCCGCCGAGTTCGGACTATAGTCGCCCGACAAAGCCTGCAATCCAGCCGTCGCTTGGCCCCAATCCGCGCGTCCAAGATCATAATTCCGCTGCGTAATTCCCAACTGTTCATCGGACAGCTGTCCAGCCGCAGTTGAGGCTAGGTTAGCCTGAAGCTGTTGCTGCGGTCCTGATGTTAACCCAGAATCCGACGCGTGTCCAGCTATTTGTCCGTTTAGTGCGCGCGCGGCGTTAGCGTAGTTTGCACCGGTCGTATCAAGAGCCCGGGTGTTTTCCGCAGCAAGCTGCTGGGCGCTCATGCCCGTCTGACTCGGCCCAGCTTGAGCGATCGGCGTAAAAATGTTACTTAAGTTTTGGTTCACGCCCTGCTGCTGCCCAAACAGCTTACCGTAGTTCTGTTGTACTTGCGTAGCAAAAGCCGCCTGACTTGCCGCGATGTTTTTTTCGCTGGCTGATGGTCCACACATGCTTACTGTCCTTCGCTAAACGTCAGCTTATAATCGTTGCATGCACTCCACTCGAAACCTAGATACTTTTTCAAAAAGCTCACTAGTTTCGACGATATGCTTTCCGTTATAATTCCCGTCACGCCATCTACTTTCGCATATGGAATGAAGTTATTGATGCCTTCAATGATTGCAGAAGCCACGCGCCGCTCCGAGACTTCGGACAACGGCCCAAACTGGCTATGCAGCCGAAGCACGTCGTCTTCGCGATCGAACCGCACAAAGATGACTGTGCCACGCTCATCTACTAGTTTGAATGTAAGGTATCCGTGAATCCACCAATCTGTACTGTCCTTAATGGTGTGCCATGGGTCCGCCATGATCCATCTAGCTAACTGCGGTACGTCTTCGAACGTTGTTGGTACAAAGCTAATCATATTCCCTCTATCCCAAATATTCTACGTAAATCGCCAGGTCGTAAGCGCCCACTGTCGGGCTCCCTGGTGTATAACCGAAAGCATACTGCAAGTTCGTTGAAGCTTTAGCATAAGCAAGAACCACACCGGAGATTTGAGTGCCCGTTGTATTCGCCGACGACACGTTTGGCGTCGTAGGATTGCTTGTCTTAACCACCGTGTCGCCGTTTCCGTTCGTGTATATAACTTGAAAACCAGCCGCGTCTCCTAAAGTGGAAGTCGTTCCTGCAGTCGTCATAGTGGCGACGTACGAAATGCGATACATGCCAACCCCGGCGGCTGGGACGGCGTAAATTGTAGTGGCAGCAATAGAAGCTACCTGGCCCGTAAGCAAAGAAAACGCCAGAATAGATGGCACGCCACCTTTAACCGTGGCTACGTTATTATACTCGGTAATTTTTCCCGACATAGATACGGTCGCTTCCGTCACCGTACCTGTGAACGTAGGATTCGCCGTAGGCGCAGCACCCGTGATTTGCGACACAGTTAATTGCGCGACTGTGATCGCCCCGCCGACAGTGCTTTGTTGCAGGACTTTATTCGCGCCGCCGGTTCCAGATAAATCCGAGCCGGTTCCGCCTTGGTTCAAGCCTAAAATGCCACTGAGGTTGGTAAACGCAAGCGTCCCGACTGTGAACGGCGCGCCGGGCGAAGTCTGTTGAACGACTTCGTTAGCGCCGCCGGTTGCAGATAAATCTGCGCCCGTGCCGCCCATATTCACTAAAAGAGGAATCCCGTTCCATGCCAGCGTCAGCGTATGGTTCGTAATCGTGCCGCGCGTGAACGCATTGACGTTATTAACTACGAAACCCACTGAAGTGCCAGGGAGATCAGACGATACTATAGCTCGAAAACTGGGTATTCCAGACGACGGACCCGGCGTACTTCCGGTTGTCGTAAACGTTACGATACTGGCTGCCCAACCGAAAATATTGGGGGTCGGAATCCCGCTCCATGCATCTGAGTACGTGCCTGCGGGCTCAATAATGCCTGCGCCGCCGTATGAGGAGGGCGCATCAACCGTGAGATCCTGCGGAGTAATTGCGACCCATCCTGCAGGCACTACAAGCGGAGCGCTGCCGGAGCCGTTGTTTGACCAGGCCCAACTTGTTATCCACTCTGATTGGCCGGTAGTTACAGAACCGGCTGTCGGGTTTCCTGCCGAACCGGTAGCCTGTACAATCTGATCTACGGCGAGAAGGCCGCGGACGGTTACAAACTCAGCATCAAATAACTGCGAGAATGAGTTGGTCAAAGTAATTGTAATGGTAAACGTACCGCCGAGAGCTACCGCATTAGTAAAAGGAAAATAAAAAACCTGCCATTGAATAGTCCCGCTAGAACCAGGCGGGGATTGGACAGGAAAAAGAGGCAGCCACGTTTGCCCTAAACTATCCACGACGGACACAACTGTGGCGCCGCCGTTAACGTAACAGGTTAAAAACCCAAAATCACCGATAGCAACAGCAGTGCCGTTAACCGGGTCTATCGTGACCGGGTTCAGGGTTACTACGGCGCCAAGTTGGCTCTGGATCGGTATCTGGTCATTTGAGACCATGGCGCTCGGTACTATGATAGGCGGCCCCATAAGCGCGAAGCCTGCGGGCTCCGGTTTCCACGTTACGTTCGAAAAACCTCCACTCGTCTGTACGTTGAATTCCTTTGGCATCGTCAGCCCGACACTCGAAATGACGATCTCCGTTGCAACTGATTGCGCCGCGGCAACGATTTGCGGGTTTCCGCTGGCGCCGACCGGCATGAGACGCGCGGACGGAGTGCTCCCGCCGCCGTACTTCGTATTAACGAGATCCGGTTGCAGCTGAGAAAACGGCGGCAAGCTACCGCTGAAAAACGGCAGCATGGTTGGGGGTAGCGGCGGTGCGCCGCCTACAGTACTCCCTGGAATAATCGGAGGTACATCGATTGCGTTATAATTCTCGGGCAGCCCAGCTTCTTGCGCAGCGGTTTGTTGTGGGGGCGCCGCTGCTGGCTTCTTATTTTTTGCCATGTTTAGCTTTCCACAAAGATTCGGCCAAAAATAGTCAAATTATATAACTCATCGCCATTCGGAGTAATGCCGAGGTCGACCTTAATCTGAAGATGGCGGCATCGCGCGAGTTGACCGGTTGCCGAGAAATAATATCGGTTGGGCGAATACGACGTAGGCGCAATCGTATCCCCGTATATTGTCGGCGGATCAAACTGGGGCTTGAGCGGCATGTTCACGAATGCTCCAGCGATCTCGTTCAGTAAGAAACTGACTTGAGGCTGATACGAGACTCCGGAGAAATCGCCTTCTATAAATTTGAGGGCGGCTATCTGTCCAGGATGCGCCAGTGTAATGCTCCCCATGACAAAGAATGCGTCGTACTGCCCGGTAACAGTTGAGCTAGGCGTACTGATAGTATTACCTAGCAATGTCACTGCGCCATTTCGAGCCAATAATCTTCCGGTCACTGTTGCGCTGGTATTTACAGAAATAGACGTTAGTGCAAGTATGGTTCCTTGGAAAACGGCGCTGACCCCGATCGTGGCTGAGCTACCAACTTGCCAGAACACGTTAAGAGATTGCGCTTTATTTATCAGGGATACTGACGTGCCCGTACCCAACACCAACGTAGTCGCGGTTTTAAAAATCCAGAATGCGTTTGGATTGCCTGCAGCATCGAGAATTAACGTCCCCGTCGTGATACTGAAAGTTCCAGACAGGCTCGAATAAACTCCAGGCGGAAGAGTAGTACCTCCTAATTCTGTTGGTATGGTAACAGCCCCCGCGAACGCCGCGGCTTGGTTGTATGCCGTGACCAAATCCGTCTGAGCCTGGACCGCAGCAGGGTTATCTATATTCGTCGCCCCCGTAACTACAGGAGCCCCAGTCACGGCGCTTCCCGGACTCAGCCCTAAGTCCCCATTGATAGTAGTCGTGCCTGAGTTAGTTATCGTAGTACCAGCCAGCACGCCGTATGTTGCCGTTGTCAATAAGTTAATCGGCGGTGAACTTAACACTACCGCCCCGTCCGTGTACACAGTCAAATCGCGGAACAGGATGCTCTGGTTCGCGCTAACGCTACCCACGAGAAGCTTCCTGATTCCCGGAGTAACTTCGATGCTCTGCACCATCTGACATCCGCCAGTGATGTTTGCAAACGGACTCCAAATAGGCTCTGGCCCGCTTGCGCTGCCGGGAACCTGGTGCGGATTACAACGCCACCATCCAGTACTGCCGTCGGCTATGTAAAGCGCGTTGTCCACCCCGGCCTGCTGAACAGCGACATAAATTTTCGATGCGTCCAGTGCGGCGAGTTTGTCGCCGATCGGGAATCCCGCGTTGGAAATGTTCAGTGACGGATTGATGACCAATAGACGCCCGTCAGACGACACGAAGTAGATTTCTCCTGCATACACGTCGAGTGCATTGAAGGAGAGAAGACCAATACCCGGCCCGAGCGTGACAGAGTAGAAGGACGCGGTCAACGGACCGCCCGCCAGGAACTCAATGCTGTCGGTCAGGAACACAACCTGGCCCGTGGACGTCTTCACAATACGTATAACGTTCGCGAGGTACGGGAAATTATCCACTGGATTAAATGCAAAATTCGAATTCCCGGTTATGACATCCGGGCCGCCCGAGAACAACACACTGCTGCCTGACGCTCCCCAAATACGCTGGAAGTTATACGTCATGGGCAAGAAGTTGTTCGGAGGAGGATTGTTCTCGCTGTTAATCGGGGCCGGGATAAGATTGTTCAAGCCCTGGAATAATCCTATAGCTACGTCGGGCAAGTAATCTTGAAAATGCCAAATGACGGGCTGTCCGCCGTTCGGCAGCGGGTTTGGAATCTCGGTCAGGAAGAACATGTGGTTCGAGCCGCCGCCATCCGCAGAGCGCCAAATGATGATCGTATCCACCGCGGGATCGAGCGAACTAAGCCCGCTGACTGTGTTGATCGCGCCGGTGTTCGGGCCGCCGATCACAGTCGCCGGTGACGCAGTACTAATCGCGCCCGTCTCAGAACCAGTTGGAGGCCCTAGTCCCGCGGGATATGTTAAAGTGAGGCCTGGAGGAGGGTTGGTGTCGTAAAAGTCCGTGGTCGTGCGACTGTAGTATGAGTACGCATACGAGTAACCACTGGTCCACGCAAGCGAGTTGGTCTGCGCGACACCTTGGTTGTACCACGTGATCCCGTTGTCAGTAGTATTAGAACCTATCGCGGACCAGGCTGGGGTTACGGCTCCTGAGATACCCGAAGAAATCACAAACTCAATATCACCGCTGGTGTCAATTACCGACGCACTGCCGTAAGGTTGGTTCTTACTCGGCGGAACAAACCCGACGAGCGGAAGATACCATAATGTGTTCGCAGCCCATGCAGTCGACGCGCCCACACACACCCACGTAATCTGTGTCGTGCCCGAGCCATCAAGCGTCGTTGCACCGTAAACAGTTCCCCACGCTGCGGGTATAGTCGGCCCGCTGATTCCAGTCGCCATGCAAACTTGTAGATTGCCGTTCGTATCTTTAATTACGGAGAAAGTATTCGCTCCGGAAACCCACGCCGAATAAGGAGTCAAAGCCGCCCATGTTGCAGAGTTCAGCATCGTCCAAGTCAACTGACCATCCGATGTCGTCTGACCGATGACTGTTTGCCACGGTGGAGGAGTCGCGCCGGTTCCGGTCGTGCCGCCGGTGGTCGCGCCTTGTAGATAAACATTCTGCCCGGCCAGCGGCGGAAGAATAAGTGTGGGCTCAATCGTCGCGCAGTTCAGTACGTTTGGATCGCTGCCGGTACTCGGCTCGATGTACGTCCCGTATACCTCGCCTGCGGCCCATGATCGGAGCAACGTAGGTGTTACGTTCAGCTGTCCGAGGCTTCCCCAGCGCGCGGCGGTTGACCCGCCTGCGTTCAATTCGCTCGTGCGAGCGCCCGTGGATACAAGAGCCGGGTTCCACTGTGGCGCCGAGGGTCCGGAGGTAGCCGCGAAGTTGTGCGTCTGAATAAACACGCACTTGGTTCCTGGATCGTAAATAGCTTGACCAGGTTGATAAGTCGTCTTCGGAGCCCATGTCCCGATCGGACCTTGGTTAGTCCACACGACCGAGCCGTCGGCGGTTGTTCCGCCGGTCGATTGGTTCCATGCAGGTTGTCCGGCGCTGCTTGTGCCAAATCTAGATGAAGGGTTGGTGCCGTCTGCGTTGACTCCGGATAATTGTTGAACGTTTCCGTTAGAATCGACGACCAGCCCCATCGTGGTAAAGTACGTGTGAGCCTGCCAAGCGACCGCGCTCCCTGCCGATTCAACGGTGGAAATCGTCGGACCGTTGACCGGTGCAACAAGGCCGAATCCGTACGCGGTTGCGTTTGGGTTCAGAGGAGTGTAAATGAAAGTCTCAACTCCATCTCCCATGTAAAGAATGCCCGCGACGGCGACGAAGTAAGTCTGTCCGGCGCCCGTGCCTTTCGCGAAGATCAAAGTCTTGACGCCGTTCTGCTGGTCCCAATACACGGCGCCTGTAGATACCATACTCGCAGCTGCGGTCTCCGCGGTGGCGTGCGGATTGTTCAAAGTGATAGTTGTACCAGTTGACGCTACGGCAGTATATATTGAATCAGAACCTGCGCCCACGAATCCGGATACGGTGAACTTCATGCCGACATACGTGTTCCCCACACCTCCGGGGAACGTGCCGGTATATACCGCATTACCGCCGACAGAAGTAGCAACCGATGTGACGCTCAAAGCACCGGTGGATTCGGTGTCAATGATTACGCGAATGGTTCCGTCGAGAAGTTGGAACGAGAAGCCGCGATCTGGAGGCGTCGGATAAGTCGCCGTAGAGAATAGCGATAGGCCGGGGCGCCGCTGAAGTGTGAGTCGGTTCGTTAGTTCGATGTTCGAGCCCTGCCAAAGTGCGTCGCTGCGCCCGCCATAAAATCGCGACGTGGCAAGATCCCCAGAATCGTGTAAAACAGCGCGTTGTGTATAAATCCCAGTGAAACATTTATCTATGAATAGCGCAGCGTATTTAGGGGGACGCTGGGGTTGTGCTCCTGATTGTTCCAATAAATTTTGCATACTTCCTTTAAGATGCGGGTTAACTGCAAAAGCGGCAGAGAGGGAACACTACATTTCTTTTAACGTGATTTTTAATATGGCGGATTCTTTCCAAATGCCCGTTCTTTACATTTCTATTTCCTTGCGTCGATCCTCCACGAGCCTTATCTTCAATCTTTTGATTTTTGGCGCCTAACGCCGAACTTGCATAAGTCTTAATTGAGTTTATTTGACCGGTGTCGCGAGCCTTAGCTCCTGCGACCTTCGCTGCCATAACTTTGTGTTCTCGCGTTTGAAGAGTCGCCCAATGGCCGCTTTGTACATTTTTCTTTCCTTGGACGAAGCCTCCTAAAATAGAAAATTCAACACCATCAAACCCGCAAAATTTCTGGTCTAATGGAGATTGCTGATTAGAAAACGGGCCTCTTCTAAACGTCCCTGCCCTCAGCATCTCCATATGTTCAGCCGCAATAAGGTGCCAGAGAAAAGGGCTATCAGGGTTTCCTTTCTCAAACCAGTCGAATTCGCTACTATGAATAACATGAACTTCTTTGAGAAAATGATTTTTATACTTCATCCGATATTGATACTCCCCACGCCTGAAGGCGGGGGATTCTTCAGGCTACGCATGGGCTTAATCTCCCTACGTTGACGCCTGACGGCTCTATCCGAGCCGAAATATTTACCGACGCTATGAAGTCTGCGTTGGCTTCAAAACCGCAATCCAAGCATTTGAACTCCGCTTGCGTTGGTCTGTTCTTTGCATCTTTGTATCCGCAGCACGGGCACGTTTGACTTGTGAACCTCGGGTCTACCGCGACGATACGTCTTCCAGCCTCTTCCGCTTTGAAGACGAGCATTCGCAGCCACGTTCCCCATGATGCATCCAGAATCTGTTTGCTACAGTTGCCCTGAACCATTCCGGCGATGTTTAGATTCTCCACGCCGATGGTGCCGTACTTCCGAATCAACGCCGTAGTTTGCTTGTGAAGAAAATCATTCCGCTTGTTCGCAATACGCTCGTGCAGTTTCCGAAGCAGCGCAACTGCCTTCCGTCTGCGATGCGAACCGCGCTTGCGGCGGGCGACTCTGCGCTGTGAACGTCGCAACTCGGCTTGAGCATTCTCGTAGAAGCGGGGGTTCTCGATAGGCGAGCTACCGTCGCTGAATGTGGCGTACTGAACCACGCCAACATCAATGCCAACCCGCGCATCACTGTGCGGCAAATGCACAGGAGAAAACTCTACAGCAAGGCATGCGTACCAATTCTGCCCGCTGCGTTTGACTACCAGCGACTTGACAGCCGAGCCTTCGGGCAAGGGACGGGAGAGCCGCAACTTCACAGCACCAATCTTGGAGATTTGCAAATACCGTCCCGCGAGTTTGAATCCAGTGTTGTTGAAGGCAAAGGAATCAAATCGGTCTTTGCCTTTGAATCGTGGGAATCCTGCTTTTTGCCCGTGCTTGATGCGACGGAAGAATCCTTGAAACGCTCTGTCTAATTTCTTAATCACGTTCTGCAAAATGTGAACGTGGACGCCTTGGTACTCAGGGAAAGCCGCTCGTACTTCGGTGACTTCTCGCATTTGTGCAAACTGACCGATACGCCGCATCTTGCGTTGTTCAAGAGCGCAGTTGTACAAAAATCGGCAGGAATCCAGCAGGGTCTGCAACGCAGCCTGCTGCTTGCGAGTTGGCACCAACCGATACTTGAATGTCTTTATCATCAGACGTTCTTTTGATTCTCCACATACTGCTTGATTACGGACAGCGGTGCTCCACCGACCGTGGACACGAAATATGAATTTGTCCACAACGACGGCAAACGAGAAACAAGACTTGCAAACTCTTTTCGCAAGTGGTGTGAAGAAACACCCTTGAGGCTCTTTACGAGCCGATGAATCCCAAACTGCGGGTCTACTTCTACAAGCAAATGAGCGTGGTCGGGCATGATTTCCAGTGCGATGATTTCGGCTCGGTACTTCTTGCACTCCTGCTTTAGAATTTGTTCCAGTCGCTTCGCTATAGCACCTTCCAGAACCTTGCGGCGATACTTCGGACACCACACAACGTGGTACTTGCTGCTGTAAACCACGTTGTTATTCGACTTGTATCCTTGGAGCATGACACATTAGACCATAGCCCGCTGTCTAATGCAATAGTTTTCTTTGAGCGGACTACTAATCGCTTACCCCATCCCTGAAGGGAGGGGCTTGCGCTCACTCTTGGTCAAACTCCCCTTGCCTGGGTTCCCTGATTAGTTTTAAGTTGCTGTACAACCGCTTGCGCATCTCTCGCCAAAAATTGGGCGAGGAACGCATTCTTTTGGAGTTCACTTAGTCCTTCTGACTTCGCCAGCAATGCGGCGATGCCACGCATGCGATACTTGGCTGCCTGCTGATCCTCATCGAATGCCTGAAATGCTTCTGCAAGGAAGAGGTTGTTGTAGATATCGAGATATTGATCTGGGATTCCCCACGCCTGGCCCAGAGTAGTTATCGGGGTAATTAACTTTTGATATGTCAAAGTCGCTGTATAATTTTGATCGGGGAGGCCCAAAAATCGCAACGCTAGGCTGGTGCCGTACGTGACAAACTTCACCGCCACAGATTTAGGTTGAGACGGAGGCGATACGGATACTCCGAGAACATCGCTGTTATACACGTCCTTAAGTTCGTACGCAAACAATGTATCTGCAGTCCTCAATGACACTCGTTCAAGGAAGCTGAAATCCGTAAGCAGCACTGTATAGTCTTGGACGGCGGTAGTAAGAGTTAAACCAAAGTATTCAGCCCGGTTCCAACCCCACGTCAGCGGAGCATTGCAGATGGTATTCTGAACAGTGTTCGCGATAGAGATCGCGGGTTCGTTATTGATTCCCGCAGTCAAGGGACCATATTGAATAAACGTCCGTGCCCAATTAATGCTCTGTTGCAACGTGTATGCCACAAAATTTTCCTTTTAATAGTTGAAGGGATAACCCGGACCTCGAAAGAATCCGCCCCGTTGTGAACTACCTGACATAATTCCGCGATCTGGAACAAACATATTCTCTTCGAGTTCACGATCCTGCTTCGCGCGTAGCTCGACCAGGGACGCGAGCCAGAGTTGCCACTCATCCTTGAACTTGCCACGAACCTTCGAGTCCGCGGAGTACCGATAGCACTGCGCGATGAATCCCTGCCGGAAGTTAGGTTCGAACTGATCGGGCAATGGGAACAACGTTTGTGCGAGAGACGTGAAACGAACCGGCTGCGCTTGTCCGGTCAGTAGGATTTGAAAGACCCGCCCAGTCTGATACGGCACCGGCTGAACACGGATACCTTGACCCCACGGATCGACCACGGTCCACACAGTCGTGGCGCCTAGGCCTGAAACTGTCACGCCGGGCAGCGAGTTAGGCGCCGCAAGCGGCGCTGTCGCGCCTTCCACGCCGTACGTGGTGATAACTAGAAAGTTTCCGTTGGCGTCCAGAATCTGCGATATAGGATTCGCGGGCATGCTCTGTGTTCCGAGCGGCTGCGTGTATGCGGAACCCGCGATCGGGTTGTTTCCGATCGACTGCGTCCCGTTGTTCAGATCGCCCCACGTGCCGTAATATAAAGTGTTGTTAGGGAAAAAGTTGGCTATACATATCGCATTACCGCAGCCGTAGCTGCCGCTTCCGCTACCGTTGCCGTAATTCCAATTCGACGCCGTAGCCTGCGGTAACTGCCGCCCACACTCGACGGTACGGTACGCTTTCGGAAACGACGTGCTATTGATGTCGATCGCGATGCCGCGTTCGAGCCATGCTAGATTAGTCAAAGAAGAGCCGGATGCTGGATAACCCACGGGTTGACCGGCGGGGTACACGAGCGCATAGTCCTGCTGAAACGAGTTCGTATAGAACGGCGGAAGGTTAATTTCGTTCCACTTGTGCGGGAACGGAACCCCGCAGATGGCGTTCATAACGTCCGTGGCGATAAACAACGCAGGATGATTTTCGCTACCGGCTACGTTCAGCACCGGTTCTATATCTGCGAAAGCTTCGGCGATGTTAACTATCCGCTGGAGCGAAATCGTGCTTTGGGTTTGTATCATAAACTTATCCTAAATGTGAAGCGATTTTCTTAACGTGGTCTATAAAATTATTGACTACCATACTACGCTTCATATAATTGCACAAACTACAACACGGAACACAATTAGATATTTCGTATCCGATTTCATTATTTACTCTGTCTATTCCATTGCACATATAGGGAACTGAGTCTACAACAGCTCTATTCTTGGCGTAATAAGGTCTGGGCAATGCCCCGCAATATTCGCACGGTTTACTAGAAACGCTTCTAAATTCTTCTTTGCTCAAAGAAAAAGAGTAACTTCTTGTTTTAGAATTTTCTTGATACTGACTGTAAGCCGTATTAAAACTTCCTAAATCTCCTGGAAGTAAACGAAGAGACATTCTATAACACCCGCAACTTGTGGTAAAACCTTTTCGTAACGCATCTGTTGATGCATTGTGTTCTTTACCGCAATCGCATGTGCATATCCAACGGGCCTTTCCCCACTTCCCGTTTGGCGCGCCTCTTAAAACAATCAGTTTTCCAAATCTTTGACCGCACAAATCTAATTTTCTACTCATAAATCCTCCGGTAAAGGATAGTCGGGTGTGTTACCGGCACACCCAACCGTACTACATTAAAATACAAAAATTCCGCAGCTAGATTTAAGCTTAAATTGGTTTGTGGGATTTGAAGCTTGCGGGTTCACTGAGCCTCGAGAACTGGGCGGACGAACCGCCCCTAGATTGGTTATAATGTGAACGTGCCGGTCAGCTATTGTCCTACGCCCAATAAAAGAAGTTCTCTCGTCACCCCCGACGCAGGTTTGAAAGCGGCAAGCACAATCGACGCAGTAAACGATGATGCAAACGACGCGGTAACAGTTATGCCGGATTGGGGAGACGTAAAACTTCTGTGCGCTGCACCGCCATTGAAGGCGGCGTAGGAGGTCATATCTAAAGTATACCCCGCTGTAAACGTCGTATTCGATGCGCCCGTTGTAGTTAAACCGACGCCCACAAACACAATGTCATCAGAACTAGCGGTAGAAAAAGACGGAGTTGTAATAGACGTTGGAGTAGAATTTGAAAAGGTTCCTGTCTGTGTATCGAACGCGGCGGCCCCAGATACAGTGGCGTCCCAGACCGTTATGCCGAACGAGCGATTTGCTATGTTAAATGTTGCGTTCCCAGCAATGACGTTACTCGCGTTTGGTAACGCACCGATGCAATAAAACAGTTGAACTCGGTGAAACGAACTAGTTTGTGAAGTTAACGCAAAGTACGTGTTCCCCGCCGTATCAGTGACGGTAGGCGGCGCGGGTATTGTAATGTCATTGTGAAACAACTGCACCACAATCAAATCGCCCGCAACCGTATTGACCGCTGGCGCAGAAAGAACTGTAGCGCCGTTTGCTGTCGCGGAAGAGTTTTTTTGAAAGGCGGGCGAACCAAAAATACTCATTTACGCGCTCCATCCCGTCCCGTCAAAATACACGCCGTAAAACTGACCGGGCTGAGTGCTTGATGCCTGCGCCGCTTGCGATGATGCAAAATCGGTCGCGAGCAACAATTCCAGCGCCACTTTCCCAAGCGCAACTGGAAGCATATGCGCCTTATTAACTTCGATGGTCGTACCCGCAGCAATCGCGGCATTTTCCTGAGTGCTTGCGCCGGTCCATGAACTTGTCGCAAGTGCTCGCGCGACTGGGGAGGTTGTGGTCAGCCACAACACGTAGGTAATTTGAATTTGACCTGGAGTCGATGTATTGACCGCGAGCACAACTACCTGCTTCGCAGCAATCACACTTCCGCCACTCACGTAAGCAGGCGCATTCGCCATGTTAAACGTGAAGGTAGTCGAGGTCGGAGCCGTAGACACCGTGTTGTTCTGGTTCAGACCGACGGGACTAATGCCCGTGAGTGAAAACCCTTGATTTTGCGCGAGACCATGCGGAGTAGCAGTAGTCACCGTAACAATATTTCCAGAAATCGCAATACTCGAAACCACAACTGCCGATGCTTGTGCCATGGAATCCCCTTAGAAATAGAATACGTTAAATGTAACGGTGTTGGCCGGGGCGGTTCCGTTAGAGTAGCCCGTTGTCGCCGCGATACTAATAGCAGTACCGAATGCAATACCCATCGCGTTCATAACGTTCGCGGACCCGCCACCAGGAACTGCGAATGACATGACCGGAGTGCTAGTGCCCACCGTGACGCTACCAGACGCAATGTTGTAAATTTGAAAAAAGGTCGTTGCGGTGTTTTCGGTGTTGTCTAGGAACCAGCCGTATATCTGCCCAGCGGACGCTTTAATTGCTACTGCGGTGTTAGTCAAACCGCTGGCGGATTTAATTAGCAAACCACCTTGGGAGTGCGGTTCGTTTGTAACTCGCAACTTTCCGCCGAGAGTTTCTGATAAAAGGACTTGATCACCTTCAGTCCATGCCGGATCTGCGACGTTAGCGATTGCAGGAAGAACTCCCTGGTTATTAGTGCTTGGAGCGGCGTTGTTGTTCGTCAAACTGCCAGCAGCAGTTATCGATCCCGAAATCGGGACCGCAGTGCCGCTAGCCACACCTTCAATAATTACAGAACGGCCTGCCGCTCCTAGAGGGATTGGATTGAATTGCGCAGTGGCGTCGTTTGATTCTCCGCCAACAAGAACCATTGTACTAGGAACAGTCGTTGTGTCCAGAGCAGTTTGTGCGGTGAGTTTAACTCTCTGATTTCCGGCAAGATCGACCGATTCCAAAACTTGATCGCCCTCAGTCCACGACGGCGCTGCGGCGTTGGCAAGAGCGGGTAGAACTCCCACATTGAAAGATGGAGGATTCGCGTTATTAGTTCTCGTACCGATAATTCTGTGGCTTCCACTCAGATCAACAGACTCAAGAACTAGATCGCCCTCAGTCCAGGACGGAGCAACAGCATTAGCAATGGCACTCAATGCCATTTGTCCATCGGCTGCGGGGGCTGCGTTATTGTTTGTGAGCGTTCCGCGAATCCGTTGCCGACCTGATAGATCGACAGACTCTAGAACCAGGTCACCTTCTGTCCACGACGGAGACGCGGCGTTGGCAAGGGCAACCAGAGCGCCAACGTTCGCCCCATCAGGAGCAGCGTTGTTATTCGTCTTACCGCCTGCGACTGCTACCGTACCGGTTACCGCGGTCGTTGAGCCTGTGTCGGTAATGACGTGACCGATTACGTTCGTACCAGCTGGCAAAGCCTCAGAAACTACAGTCTGTAAATTGCCCGCAGCGTCGATCAGGAATCCGGTAAAAACCCCAGATTTATTTCCACCGGCGTACGTAGCGCTGGCCGGAGGTGCGCCGCCAGTTGCCGCGACAGACGGGTTGGTCGCGGAGATGGACCCGGTAATTGGGAGGGGATTCGTAGCGCTTACGCCGACCAGGTTGGCGCCGACTTGAAAGCCGATGAAATCTGCGCTAAGCGGGACCGCGGAGCCGGTTGGCCCGGCTGCGGCGTTACTTCCAGAGCCGCCTCCAGAAATCTTCAAATTCCCGTTAACGTCAAATTGAAACGCGCACGCAGAACCGTCGGGGATAACCGGAGAAATCGAGTTATACACCCCGCCTACAATAAAGGACGTGCTCGGCTTTGCGCCGTTAACCGGTCCGGTAGTCGTTGCCATGTGTTTTCCTTTGCTTCGAGAAAATTACGGGGCGGTCTCCCGCCCCTAAATGTTTACTGCGCTTCTGCAGGCTCAAGGTCGTCATCGTCAACTTCTTCAATGGCGGCGAACGTCTGCGGGATTTCCGACATGCTAGGAGTGTTGCTAGATTGACCGAATAATTCGTTCGCTTCGAGCCAACCGATCTTCGTGTGGTTTCGAATCCGGCGACCGGAACGTAACAACGCTTCCTTCGTGTCTCCTGGTTTCCACCGCATCTTGCAAATGAAGCAGCCGATGGTTTGCGTCTTATCGATATATGTGTGGTGGAACAGGGCGTAATCTTTGATTCCGGTCTTCGACTTGATCTTACCGCCCTTCAAGTGAGTACAGCGCTGTTGCTTAATGAAAACCTTCTCGTTGCGATTCTTGGTGTTAAGAGCGCGCTGTTTGCCGCGGGCCAGGACTGCTTCTTCATCCGCAATCTCTTTCTTTGCCATACGCGCTTCGCGCTCAAGCAAGCTACGGATTAGTACGTCTCGTGAATCATCGTCGGAGACGCGCGGTTTAACGGACTGCTCGTGCGCCGCCATCTTCGCCGCGGTAGGCTGTTCTTTAACAGGGTGAACGTTCTTGACTTGACCATCCGTAGACGGTGCATTTTGGTTCGGGTTTTGCTGATTTGAATCGGACATGACTTACTCCTCATGCGTGTGCGTGTCGTGATAGTGCTGGCTCACAACTAGGCGAGTACTGCTTTTACTTCTGGGTCTCTACGGCCACATCTGAAATTCCACAACGACTTCCGGTACCGACTACTTACCACGCCGCCCTGCGGTCTTCCAAAAACAGCGTGCGCTTTCTCTTCGGTCAGGATTTGCTTAACGATCAATTGAGCGAGTACGGTACGCCAACCCCGAAATTTTTCACCGGCGGGGAGATCGTGCTTGTCCAATCGAAGTATGCTCCATTCGTACATCGCGGGCACCTGTAGGTAGCAGACGTACATCATTTCTTGTCCGCGTGCGGCCCACAAAGCGACTGTTCCGGCCATCCCGTTATCAACCGTAAAGCATCGTACGCCAGCGTCGCGTAGCCGCTTAACGAATTCTCGGGTCTCGATGATATGAACTTTTCTAGGTTTTTCGTCGGTCAGTAAGTCTTGACCGTCCATTTTATAACCTTCGACTTGTGCGTTAGACGCTTCCTTTTCTGCAGCGAAGCTTTCCTTGACAAAATTTTTGTAGTCCTGTGGGAACCTAACCCAATCAGGTGTTCCACCGGCCAACAACTGCTTGATTGACGCTGTCGTAGTGGATAGGTCGTGGCGACCTTTTATATTATCTTCAACTTCAACTAGGCCTGATTTGCTGGTGCTGTATTGAATTGCCATTGCCCTGCCTTTCTCTTTCTCTGCGGCGCGTCTGCGCCTCAGACATTTTTAATCTGACTTCTGTTGATCGAGGTCTTCGGGACTTCTTTGAATTCTTCATCCCTAACCGCGACTTATTCCCCATCTTAGCGATTGAGATTTTCTTTCGATGTTCTTCTGACTTAATGTGTTGAGACATTTTCAACCGAGTTTCTTCTGTATGTCTACGTCCCAAACTAGTGACCCTTTTCTTCTCTTTGGTCTCGGGGGAGTCTTTCCGGCCTAGATGAGCGTCTCTATTCTTTTGATTGGACTCTTCAGAATGCCTTAATCCCAAAACACCGTCGCCGCCTTCGGTAAGATTATATCCGACTGGCTTTCGAGTATTTAGAGCTTTAATCATTCCTTTCTCGTACAGGTCCATCTCCCATTTTGTCGCTACTATGACAAGCGGACTTATATGAAAACTACTAAGGCCATGCTTTCGAACAGCGTTGTATAAATATGGCTTATCACGGCTGCCACGTAAAGCATGCGCAACACAGTGATTCCAATACTTACTCAAATCGCTTCCCGAATGCTGCCCAACATATTGTTTTCCGTTGATATTGTTTGTCGCTAGATAGACGTACATTGAATCCTCCCTTAAAGGATTTGTTCAGGGAGAGTGTTAAGGGCACCCTCCCCAAACAGTTTACTTCAAAACCACATTAACACAAACCGAAGTCTGTGTCAAATCGAACTATTGGATTGCGGGAACCGAATCTATGAACCGAATACGTTGAGTACCGGCTCCGATTGCGGGAGGTAGCGTTACAGTCTGCGTGTTGTTACTCGCCTTTCGACGGGGTTGATCATTTCTGTCAACCTCATACGGTTTGCTTCCCGTATGGTCGGACTATCGCATCGGCCCGAAGGCCGTCCCAGGGTTTAGTCTCTCACGGTGGCTTTCGCCTTCCGCCTTTTTCCCATTGCAGGGTTAAAGTCAATTACCCAGGATTTCCACATCGCGGATTACGCCGCGAGGGCACCAGATCGATGAAACTTGTAAGCACACCAGCCCCCGATTGTTGCAGTCGGGTCAAACGAAGAAGGAGGAGCGTCAGTCACGACTTTGCAGTCGATCGTGCGCCAGTCGCCTTCATCCAAATCTGTGTCGCCCGGAACTTCGAGCCACACACCGATCATGGCGTAGTTACCGAAAATATACGTACGGAAAGCGATACTGCCGCCACCGAGGTAATTCGGAGTCTGCGTCACGAAGGGAGTCTGCCGGAACACAACGTTCGTGCCAGGCAGTTCGATTTCCTTGGTCTGGTCGCTGCCAGCCATTTCGTCGAACTTACTCATGTTTGCATACTTCCACAAATCAACGCTTCTGTGTTACTCCGTTTATTTGACGGAGGGCTTATGGCCTCTTGTGATTTTCCAGCAATGAGAAACGAAGTCACCGTGTGATCTATCGCTCTTCATTTGATTACAGATACGACAACAAGATACGCTGTTTTCTATCGTGTATCCTACGTTGTTGTCGATTCGATCTATCCCATTACTCAAATAACCGCCATTGGGCGAGTTAGGTTTAAATAATGTATTGGGATCGTCTCCGCAATAAAAACAATTACCTTTTGTCAAATCGCGGAACTGATCTTTGCCTATTTCAAACACTAGATTGCGCTCATTAGCGTGTATTTGATACGTATAAAACATGACATTAAAAGATGCTTCTCCATAAGGAAGAAAATTGCTCTCTCTCGTATGAACGATAGATTTAAGCGCAAGTTCCTTTCGTATACAGCCACAACTTTTGGTCTTTCCTATACGTAGACTGCGACCCAAAACAACTTTTCTCTTGCCGCAATCGCAAACACATAACCACGTTGCTCTATTATGACGAGACTGAGCACGCTCTAAAGCCAACAGACGACCGAATTTTTCACCTGTTAAATCTGGGTTCTTCTCACAAGAACGGATCATTGCATTTCCCTTTCTGGGAATCGTTTCGTTTGATCTCTCAACGTGCCTTAGGGGCTTCGCCCTCGTTCCCATTTCAGGGTTCGAGACAATTAGAAACGATTTAGTCTATCTAGCTTTCGCTAGAAAGTCCACCTAGTTGATGGAATTATTGACTGTGGTAGCATTGTAGATGTCTCCGAGCACGTTCGGGCTGATGGCTCCCATGAACTTGCCTTTCTTGCACGGCAGCACGTCATTGCTGACGAGTTGCTGTTTCATTTCGCGAATCGTTGCCAGGTCGAGCGTGAACGGAGTTGCAAGCAACCCGCTCTGGTTAACCTGTGCGTCGACAGCTGCGGCGGAATCGGCCACAGTGCTGTACAGTTCAGAAATGCTCTGCCCAGCCTGATACCCGAGTTCCACAGCGGAGTTCCCGACGAGTTCGTCAATGGCCGAAGCGATTGCGAAAGACGAGAAGTTGCTGTAGTTATCAATTGTGTTTGGGAATCCTACGTCACCGTAGGGTCGCGCTCATAGTCGCCTATGAGATCAGACTCTATCTTCACTCCCTATTATTGAGGGAGGCTTGACATATTAGTCGTTACGGATTCAGGTTTGTTAAGAGCTTTCATTTTCAAATGCAACTTCAACCTTTCAGTAGGGGCTACTCGCGGTAAACGAATATACTGAAGGGCTGTTTTTGCTTGCTCTTTCTTAATTATTAAATAAGGGAGAATTGCCAAAATGAACACTTCTTGGTTTTCTCTCCTTTCAATTCGCCATTGATAACAAACTTTCTTAGCAAAAGTGTTTGTTCGTTGAGACAATGGGCGGTACTTTTGACCGAAATTTGATACTAGCCACTTCATAAGTTTTTCAGAAGTATTGGCTATACCTATTTGCAAATCAAAAGCCGGATAAATTTCGCCGCTTTCGTAATAAGCATTAGTCTTGCTGATACAGAAAAAACCTTCTCCGTCCAGCATAGCTGCTAAATAAGATAGCTTTGATTTATCTTTAATAATCATCAAACCTGCCTTTCCTCGGTACTGTCTGCAATATAACAGAGTTCCACCGATTTAGTCAAGTGTTTATTTAAGCGAGAGGAATAAACGTTAATTTCTCCACTCGCCGACCTGCGCCGGGGCGCTGATCTGCGTGATTTCCATCGGAGAACCGACGGTTCCGTCTGCCGACTGGCTGGTGTCGCCCGCGAGGGTATTGTACTGGAAAAACGTACGGTTGATACCCATGTGGAGTGGCTGCACGCGCCGTTCTGCTGCTGTTACGAAAGCGTCGGTCTCGCCTTTCAAGTTCGGGATCAATTCCTTGTCGAACAGA